CGGATATACACCCCTGTAGGGTAGCCTAGCCCACCCATACAGGACGCCCCATATCGCGTTTACGGGGCTTATACGATGTTCTTGAGTTCGTCCCTGGCCTGCTTCCGGTTGACCAGCGTTTCCACCGCCCCATCGGGCAGGTCTATCAGTGACAGGTGGCCGTTCTGGATCAGGGCCGAGATCAAATCCTCCACCACCCTAGACAGCTTGTGGTCCGACTGGGCCAATCTCTCGATGATGGCTTGTCTCTGCCGTTCAGAAGCCTTGGCCTCCCACTGGGCGGCTTGCTCCTCCAGTTGGGCCACTTCCTCCGGGGTCAGGGGAACGGATGCCTGTGAGCCGGTTTTGCAGTCAATGACGAACTTTTTCATTCTATCCATGCCCTGTAGTAGATGGGGTTGGTTGAGTCGGCGGTGAAGTTGCTGCCGGATGCGGTTATCTGCACCGCATTGGCAGTTAGTTGGCTGTTAAAAACCCCGTGGCCGGAGGCGTGGACGGGGCGGTCAGACACGTCAATCATGCCCAGCTTCCATCTTGCCGAAGGTCTTTGCGTGCCGTCGCTTAACCCGTTGCAGACGACATGCAGGGAAGCCGCCCCGGTTGTGAGGGATTGGGGCTGAAGGGAAACCGCCATGCCGTTGTCAGTAACCGTTCCGTCCCCCACTACTGTCGCGCCACGGGCATTTAACGAGGCATAGGAATAATCATTTACGCCGGATTGGATCGTGGGATTGCCGAAACGGATTCGGGGAACGATGGCACTATCCACCCTCAACCCGCTCAGCGCCACATGCACCACCGACTGACCCGTCAGGCCGCTAATGGTGATGGATGCAACAGAGGAAGTAATGGAACCGGATGCGAGGAGTTTGGTGCGACGAGTGTTAAGCGGTAGGGTGTGGCCCCTGATGGGTGAATAGCTATGCCTGACCAGCACGCCCATTTGGTTGGCAATGATTTCATCGGAAGCCACCGCATCGCCGTCGCCGTTGAGGAGTTGCTCATTACCCGGCCCGGGATTGGCCTTGAACAGCGCGCCCGCATTCAGGCCACTGGAAAACCGGAATACCGCTAGCCCGATATGTCCAGAAGTGGATGACGTGACGTTATGACTTAGGACACAACTTGCGCTACCTCCACCCGTGGACAGTGAACCGTTCCCGTTGAAGAACATTCTCGCCGCGCCGCCCATCATGGCCCTGCCACAATCATTCGTGGTGGACGGCAACTGACCCTCCGGCCAGTAATCAGGGGAGGTGCCGTTGGCGTTGTTGGCGTCAGTCTTGGACCACAAACCAACGTCCATCAGGGGACACCATAAAGCCGGTAGGTAAAGACGGCGGAAGTCGCCCCGCCTGGCGCTGAAATGTTCCCCGAGGAGAACAGGAGCGTCAGGGCATGGACGGAGGTCTGTCCGACAAACGACCCCGCCCCCGTGCTGTTCACATGCAGGTCGGTGGAGTTCTGGCCGCCGATATGCCATTCAGCGGCAGGTCTGGCATTGGCGTCGCGGAGATTGTGGACGAAAATCCGCCCCGAAATGTATTCCTGCGCCGCATTCCCCGCCCCGGTGAAAATTTCCATCTCCGAATCAGCGGTATCTCCCGTCCCGGTATTGGTGGCACTGGAATCGGTCTGCACCTTGGCCCATTCGTAATCAGCCGCACCGGAAATGGCCGTACCCGTCCCCAATCGAAGGTACAGGGTAGTTCCATCGGTGACAGGTCTAAGCCCGTAGAAGTCCAAGATGGCGGAGGTATACCCGGCGTTGGGGGTGAAGGTCACGGAAGCAACGGCGGAGGTCACCGACCCCGAGGCCAGAAGGGTAATGTCCCGGGTCTGCCGACCTAGAATCTCGTAATACTGCTGGGTGTCGTTCCATGCAACGGCAACGGTGGTATTGGCCACGATGTCCCCGTCCACCAATGCCCCGCCACCCGCCCGACGAAGTGGCTTAGCGCCCAGTCCGTCCACGTTCAGGGTACTTGCCCCGTCACACTTGATTGGCACCCGGAAAACCAGTAGGCTGTGCTCCGCTGTGGTAGAAAAACCTGCGTTGGTGGAAAGCGTGTAAGTGTTGGTAGACCCGCCCGCAGACAACGAACCATTGGTATCAAAGAACCATCTGGCGACAGCGCCCATGACAGCACGGCCAGCGTTATTCAGGTCTGACGGCTTCATCCCCTCGGGGAAGCCATTAGGGGCTGCGCTGCTGTTGGATGCGTCTGTGGTTGACCAGGTGCCTACGTCGCTCACCTTATGCCCTCGCTAGATACGTTTCTTGTCATTGTCGTTGTCGCCGGATTAATCGGCTTCCTGATTGAGATGCGGAGCATGTTGCTGGGGCTTCATGTGCGCCTAGAGTCGGTCATGAGGCGCCTTGGACTGTCCGACGATTAAAGCCCCGACAGCAACCCGCGCACCGTCATGGGCGCGAGTATCCCGGGCGTAGCGGGCGGCTGCATCCCAAGTCGGATCATTTCATCTAGGTTGCGGAACCTGTTCATTCCCATGTTGGTCGCCGCGCTCTCTGCCGCATAACCGGCAAGCGGCACGCCAATCGCTCCCACCGGCCCGCCAATAGCCGCGCCACCTCCGGCACCGACAGCCGTGGAGATGGCCCCATGTGGGGCCAACTTCCCCAGCCCGCGCAGCACGTTTTGCAGCGGGCTTCCTCGCACAATCTGGCGAATGGCTTCCTGTTCCGCCGCATTGAACTGGCGCATGGCCTTATCGTTGTTGGCGATCTGACGGAAGCGAGTTCTTAGCGCGTGTTCGAGTCCGGCTTGCGTGTATTTCCCGCCGGCATCGTTCTTGGCCTTCTCGAACAATCTTTCCAGTGTGTCGGCCTTGGAAACCTTCGACCAGGTAGCGCGGGCCTCTGCCAGCGCGGGAGCGGCAACACTGGCGTCGCCGGCATTCAGGTCTGATTGCTTTAGTCCGCCAATGAAGTCGTCTATTTTTTCAATGGCCATAGTTGCCAGTCTGCGCTCGGACTTATCCTGGCTACCGGCAGCGCCACGCGCCACGCGGCGCAGGATGTCCAATTCAGATAGGGTCTTGGCGTTGCCCTTCTCGCTTTCAAGCCGGGTCAGTACGGCGGCAATCTTGGGATGCAAGCCGGGGTCGAACCCCTCTTGCTTCATGGTGTTTGCAATATCGTTCACCGCGCCGTCAAACGAGGCGGGCTTAATGACCACCCCGGCCCGATCTGCGGTTGCGTATAACTTCGCGGCCTTGTCTCGCAGGTCTTGCAGGCTGGGGGCAGTTGCCCTGCTGCCGCCCAATGACGCGGCCCCGCCAATGCCAGCGGAAGTGACCACGGACGCCAACATCCCCAGAAGCGGGCTGTCGGTCTTTTCCTCGACAACTTTGCCAACTGCGGCAGAAGGCGCGGCAGCGGCAAGTTGCGTACCGGTCCCGCGAGTCATCGCCCCAGCGACCCCACGCACTACCGGAGAGGCGGCATTGGCGGCAACATTGGCCAGTGCGGGCAGTTGCGTTCCAGCGCCAGCAAGCGCCCCACCAGCGGCCTCTAATGCGCGTTCGCCAGTCGTCTCCGGCGCCGGAAACAACTTGTCCGTGAGCGGCTTTAGAAATGATCCGCCCAGCCCGCCGACGATTGCTCCTGCGCCCATACCGAGTGGTCCAGCGGGCATCCCCGCTATTGCTCCGGTAGTGGCGCCAGCCAGCACTGGAGTTCCGCCACGGGCAAACATGTTGGCTTCGCGTCTGGCCCAATCCAGCGCGGACGGTTCCGCAGTCGGTTCCGGCGCGGGCGACTTATATTGCTTGGCCGGCTTATCCTTCCCCGCCATAGACCAATTTGATTTGGCGTAGGCAAGCACCTGCTCTTCTGTGGCGTCGTCGGGGGCGGTAACCTCAAATACCTCGCCACTCGGGGAGGTGATTTCGTAGGTAGCCATTACTTTTTCTTGATGCCCCAGCCGGCGCCGGTCTGCATGGTCATGTTATCGGCGGGCTTGGCATTGGGCCGTTCTGCGCTATCCCACTTGCGCCACAACTTCTCGACCATATCCAAAGCCGCAATCCGCTGCGGGACCGGAATAGTGCTGTCGCCAACCTGCGCGGCCATTTGACGATACAGTTCCGCATCCTTTTCACCCTGCGGGCCTTCCATGCGCGGCATCTTAGAGGTCAGCGCGCCGCCTACGGCCTCAAGTGACGCGGCTTCCTTCGCGCCCTTCACGTCCACGCCAACCAATCTGCCAGCAGCATCCACGGCGGTTCCGATGCCGCTCTGGGTGGGGTTCTGTAGCAGCAGCCCGCGTGCTTCATCAATGACGGAACCTAAGCCGGACATGTTGAATTCGCGCGTGGCGGTGGATTCGCCTGTTTTGCGTTCTGCGGCGATCTGCCCCTGCAAACCAGGATCGTCCGTCGCCTTCATGATCGGACTGCCGTTTGCATCCGTCAGGGGCGAAATTTCGCCGGTTCTGGCGTTCATGCGGAACATGCCCTGCGGGGTAGAAAATGACGTGTAATACTCCGCATCCGCCCGCGTGGAGTCGGGCTGCCATCGCTGCCCCTCGCCAATCTTGTTCCACTTCATGGTTTGGGGGTCCCATTCCTCTTGGATAACAGAGGTCCCGTCATAACGCTCCCGGGTCTTGGGCGGCTCCGTCCCCGTGGTGGGTGCGACAACCTCCTTCCATGAACCGTCAGATTGGCGTTCCAACAACGCGCCGTTTACCACTTTGGTTTCCGGCTTCTCGGGCTGGCTTGCCTTTTGCAGTTCAAGGTCAAGCAACTTCTGCCGCATTTCCCTGTCCTGCGCCTGCCCCTGCATCTGCTGGGACATTTGCAAGCCTTGGGCGAGGGATGCCCATGGATTGGTGGGCGTGGGTGATCTACGATTACCCGCAAGCAATGACAGGCCCATCATGGTCATGGGCGAGACATTGCCGGAAAGCAGGCCCGGGGAAGAGGTGGGCGCAAGCGGCCCCGGCAAGCCAGCGGGAGCGGGCGGCCCCCATCCGGCAGGCTGTCCCATCGGGCGGTTACCGCCCTGCATCATTGCCATTAGTCCGGCCATATCAACCTCAAATGAAGTAGGGCAGCATCATCATTCCAGCGCCCAAGATGTTGGTGAATGGGTCGTTGCCGTACATCGGCTGCGTCTGCTGCTGCGTTCCAGCGGCATTCGCGGCAGGCTGTCCCGCGAGGATGCCGGCGTAGTTGGCAAGCTGGGCGGTGGGCGATCCTGCTCCGGTGTTGTAGAAGTCCCATCTATCCTTGGAGGCGTTCATCAAGTTCTGGCCCTGACCCTGCACCATGTTGCCGACGCCCATGAGCCGGTCGAAGTCCATGTAATCCATCTGGTTCAAAACCGGGGCCATGCCCGCCAACTGGACATCTCTGGATGCGTCCTGGTTGTAGTTGCTGGAATAAAGGTTGAGCGCCCCCATCTGCCGATTGCGTTCCTGATCGTAAGCCTGCCCGTACATGTTGCTTGAGATGTTCCCCAAGCCTTCGACAAGGTTGTCCTCGTGCATCCCCGAACCTGTCCGACCAGAACCGGCGAAGGTTGCATTGATCCCCGGCATGACAGCATCTTGCGCCCGCTGAACAATCCCGCCAAGCCACGGGTTAGAGTCCGGTGACAGGTAATCCCCGCGCATGGTGCCGGCCAAAGCGTTGTCAAATGTCCCGTCGCCCGTGTACCCGGTGCTGCCGTCCTTCAATTCCCTCTTGGCAAACTTTTGCGCCCAGTCGCTAAGTCCAGAACCGCGCAAGGCCCGCCCCGTGGTCAAGTCCATGGCCATCTGCTGCTGCGGGCTGAACGGGGAAACCGTCGCGCCGGGGTAATACTGCGGGCCGTCTGAACGGTAATTGGCTGCAGCCTGCCCGTAAACGTCTGTCAGGTAGGGCTGCAAGCCGCTCCACGGTTCTGTCTTGACTGTCGAGGTCTGGGTATCCCCGCCGCCACCCTTTCCGCCGCCGCCGCTCATATCTCTTTCACCATGACTGTGTATGCCTTCTTAAAGCCGAGGTTTAACCGCTTCTCCATCCGCTCCCAACCGGGCCTGCCGCATTCTTGGATGCGACTTGCCCCCATTGCCTTGGCCCAATGCTCAATGGCCTGCATCATTTCCCTGAACCATGAGGTAAATGCGTCCTTGCCCGCCATGAGTACAACCTGGCAGGTTCGATACCTTGGGAAGTGGATGATTTGAGTTACCGCAATGCCTTTCAACGTGGGGCCGTCTGTGGCAACCCATAGGCGCATTTCATCGGCAAGGATGAACTTGAGGATGTCGTACTTATCGAACTCGCCAACGGAGTGATCTAAAGCCCTCTGCACCAATGGCTCTATCTCGCGCCACCCGTCTAAAACGTGGTGACGCTCAAGGAGGGAGATCACATCCCGCCGCTAAACCAGTTCCCGATTTGATTTCCGACTTGGCCACCGGCGCCGCCAAGTCCGCCGCGCTGCCCCTTGCCGCCCTGCGCCGGAGCGCCCTTGCCAACCGGAGGCGGGCCACCCGGCTTCGCGCCAGCCTGCATCGCGGCAGCGCCCTTGCCACCTTGCGGAGTTGCGCCGCCCATTGCGCCGGGATGATTGGCCATATATGCGGCAATACCCTGCGGGGAATTGCCCGGCCCGCCGTGAGAACGCTCGGCCATCATCTGCGACATGCCGCCCTGCGGCATGCCGCCGAACGCCGCATAGCGCGGGTTCATGTTCGCATTGGCAAAGTAATCCTGTGGGTCCCACGATTTGTTGTTCGACAGCTTCCCCGCCATCTGGTTGTAATCCAATCCGTGGGCATGGGTCTGCTTGTAGGGATTACCGGGGTTCACGCCCCAGCCCGTCAGGGTGTTCTTTTCGGGATTGAAACCGGGAGGGCCAAAGGAATGCGCGGGAGTGGCGTTGCCGACTCCCATCTGTCCCGGCATCTGGCCCGGAACCTGCCCGTACTGACCCGGATTCCATCCGCTGAACTGTGCGCGTGGATCGGGGTTCTTGTCCTGACCGCCACCGCCCCCGAACACGCCGAAGGGACTGCCCGTAATTGCCGCTGGAATTGCGCCTGCCATACTATCTGCCCTCTCTGGGTATGCCGTACAAAGTAAAATTAAGGGTGCTGGCTACCGATGCCCGGACGCCAATCGTCCCGCCTTGATTAACCGTTATCCCACTGCCCTGAACGTCTGCATTGATGAAGTAGGTGACGTTAGGCCCGATGGACACGTCATAGAACAGTGACGTGGTAGTGGAATAGTTCTGTCCCGTATCGTCGTGGAAGATGCGGAACGTCCTGCCTGTGCCGGAGGTGTTCGCTACAACGATATTGGTGATTTCGGTGATATAGCTTGCGGTAAAGGCCGTAACCGCCCCGGAGGTATCGGGGAAGGTTTGGGACAGCCTACTTGCCGGGACGTATTGCGCCATCTCTGGCCTGCTCCAGCTTGTCCCACCCGCCGAACCGTTGCCCCGCAAGTTCCATCGCGGCGCCGGCCTGATCTCCCAACAACTTATTAGCCCTTGCCGTGTCGCCCGGATCAACCACGCCCCGCCACGGGGAGCGGGCTTTCACTTCTCCCGTTGCGTTGTCCATGATGACGTTATCCAGTCGGACCTGAATATGGCCGGTCTCGCAGAGCACGGTGTAGCTGTGTGGTATTTGCGTTTCGATGAGCATTAGGATGCAGCCCTGTAGTAACCGCAGAAACCAAGATCGCCGTCTGCAGACCATTGGGTAACGGTGGTCTGTGACGTGCCAGTGGCAGCGTCCCAGTTGCGGAGTTGGAGAAACGCGGTATTAGCGTCAATTAGCCCGGTGACCATGGTCCCGGCTGTAATGGCAAGGCCATTGGCGAACTCACCCGACACGCAGCCAATGACGTTGGCCGTGTTCTCTGACGTGAACGGAAGCCCGCCGATGCGGGCGTTCTGCGCGCCAGTCAGAGTGCCGATGCTGCTAGTCACCAGGCGGCCCTGTATGTAGACCATCTTCCCGATCTTGACGTATCGGCCAACTTGGGTGGTATACGCTTGAGACTCCGAATCAGAATTGGACGAGTCCCACAGCACGGGTGTCCAACTGCCTTCCTCGTAGTCGTCCAGCGTGTTGGCGTCACTGGAAGCGTTCTGCGTGGCGGGGAAGGAGATTTGGCCAGAGCCTAGCGGTAATGCAGCGGAGGCAATATCTACACTCGTCCCACCATTGGCGGTGGACAGCGGCAAAGACGGCCCGCCGTCTGCCGGTGGATACTGACTTATCTTCACCGCGTCCCGCCCGCCCGCACGTTGATGTCAACGCCCAACAGATTTGTCCAGTTGCCGGAGGCTTCAATTCTTGCCCGCGCAAACCGGGAGTTAGTTCTGATATTGCACTCCCCCGATGCGTTGGGTTCGACGTATCCAGTCCATGTGGAGGAAACGCCTTGACTAGCGCGGGTGCCGATCTGAACTCTAGCCGTGCCGCCTTCTACCAGCGGCCTTGTGTTTGTGATCTCAAGGAACCGTCCCGGCGCGGCCCTGATTTCCCCGGTCTCCACCGTCCCTGTCATGGGCGAGCCTGTAAATGTAAACAGGCGATTATTAGCATCAAACCCGCCAAGCGTTCCCGTACCGGCATCCCAGATGGATGAGTCAAGGGAAATGGCAAGGTTGTCAATGTTGGTGGTGACGGCATCCAACCCGTCCAGCGTGTAGCCAAGAGAGTTGAAATAGAACAGGGATTGAGCTGATACAGAGGCCGTGGAGAACTTGCCCGTGTCCCAGTTCCAGATCAGAATCTTGTCCGGTGCGCCAGTCCCCGTATTGGTCGGGTAGGCCCACATGACAATATGCCGCTTCGGGTCAACCGCCGCACTCATGCGGTAGCTGTAAATCTCGTTGAACTCGGACCAGAACTTGCGGATGTACTTCTGCGCGCCCAGGGGCTGGGGTGCGCCGCCCACCTGGATTCTGTAAACGTCCTCATCCGAGATGTAAAAGTATTCATTTCGGTGGCGGACAATCGAGCGGGAGAGCCTGCACCCATGCTTGCTGTCCAGCACGTCAAACCGGAAAATGGTGGGGGCGTAGTACGACATGAGCCTGATAGCGGACTCCTGCCAGATGATCCCAGACTCGCCGCCACCCAAGCCGGTGATCTTGCCCCCATCGGGCAGGTCTTGGAAATCAGACTGCGTGGCCCTTGATTGCGTCCACAACTTGGAATTGTTGTAGGCCGACCATCTAAGCCGCATGGGATATTCAACGGAGGACTCGCGTAATCCACCGAGGACAACGAAATCCCTAACGACCATGATGTACCGCGCTTCCGGTGCGCCAGTCAGGTCAGCGAATACCGCCGCGCCAGAGGATGCGGTGATTTCCTGCGGCTTGTTCCCGTACTTACAAGCAAGGACCGTGTTACCCCACTCCGCGAAGTTCCAGACCTCTTGAGTAGTGGTGCCCGAATACTTGGTAGCCTTGGAGACATTCGCCCACGCAGCCCCCGCCGTCAGTTCGTACAGGTTCCCCGCATCCCCCGCGTAGACATGGTTATTACCAGCCCTGTCGCGGGTATGGAACGATCCACGGATGAAGTCTGTATTACTGGTCCCCGTGGCTACCGTATAGACAGCCGTGGCCGATAGAGGGAGATAACCCGTTGCATGGGGCACCATGTTCTCGGCAACGATAACGCCTGGGTTATCAAGGTCGGGCTGGTCGGGAAGTAACTCACCAGCCTTTAAGGTAGTCCACTTCATCAATAAACAGGCTCTACCTTGTCGTTTGAAACTCTGCGGTCATTCTCTTCAAGCAGCCGCATATACTCCGATGACTTCACTTCCCGCATGTACTGGGCCAGTTCACCATCATGCAGGGTCCGCATGGCAACGGTTTCGGCGGCATGGGCGCGGATCAAATCAGCGCAGTCCGTAGTCCACGCACTAGAGGCGGAGGCGGAAAGAGTCCCAAGGGCCTTGCAGTACCAGAGCTTCACCGTGTAGGGCAGGTCGGGTTGATTGGCCAGATGAATCTTGCTATCCCGGATTGCATAGGTATCCGGCAGGCCCGTGGCGGTGGCCTCATTGGCCTTCCTGACTTCGGAGAACGTGGCGGGTGACAGTTCCGACCATCTACCACCCGTGTCCTGAACCTCTACATAATCCATTTCCCGGTAATTGGTGGGGAGGGAATAGACGGCTGTGTTGGAGGTCGTGGTGAACGTGTAGGAAGTTTCCGCAAACCACCACCGCTTACGGTCATAATGGCGGATGGCCATGACAACCGCGTCCGAGCATTGGGAAGTCAGGTCGGTACGGTTAAGGTCATCCCCTACCGCGTTAATCAGTTCGCCCAGGTTCATTACACGCCCTCACATGCCAACGATAGCCCCTTGGAAATACCTTTCGACATTTCGGGCACTGGTTCTTGGTTAGTCCGCCTGTTATCGCTTGTTCAGTCTGTACAGCTACTTCAAACAGACTCTTTGGAGTCCGCCGCCGCCCCGTCAGGCTCATTTGCTTGACACCTTCATCATGGGGATGGGTAGCTGCTCACAATGCACCATGCGCCGGTATTCCTCCCGCCATTCCTCCGAGTAGTCACAGTTCTGGTACTCGTTGAAATACGGACCGCCCACGGTGTAGTGCACCAACTTCGCGCAGGGGTCGTAGGGGTATTCCCCAACAAGGTGATTCCATGAAATCGGCAAGTCACCTACGGGTGTATCTTCCGCCCCGTTCTTCAGGACCGAGTGCCGCCACTTGAATTGATGAAGTTCCAGCGCGGGGGCGGTATTCACCCGCTCCGGGGTCAAGGCTCGCGTGTGGAAGTGGGAGCAGTTGAACAGCATGACGCTCGACCAATTCTTCTTCGGGTACTTGTACTGCGTAGCCCCCAAGAACTTCACGTCATTCCGTGGCGTGTAGTCGTGTTTAACTACTTGTACCGCATGTTCGTAGGAGCGTAGGTCGTACAGTTCCGTGATGTCCCCACGGCAGAGCATGTCGCAATCCATGAAGATGGCGAATCCCACATAGTCCATGAGATAGGGAACCAGGAACCGGGAAAAGCTGAACTCATTGGACTGCTTCGGGTCGCGCTCCCGCGTGTACACATCCTTTAGATTGGCCAGCGATACCGGGGTAATGGAAACCGGATAGGATGCGTTACGCTGGATGCTGTTTGCTAACGTCCAGAAGGCGACATTTTCGACCTTATCGTGGCCGATAAATACCGGAATGGGCTTCATTGTTCTCCGCGCTTTTCATTTTTGTTATATCGGGATGCACTCAATCTGCCCCGCCCGCTTTGAGGCTGCGGCAGTCGTTACCAACTGGAAGCCGTGGCTTTCAATCTTTGAAATCCACCAGCGAATGTCCTGCACGATAAGGTGGGCATTGCGCCCATCGGATAACACGTCCCCGCTCTTGGAGGTGGCTATCAGCAGCCAGAGTCTCTTGAGGGTTAAGCGGCGCAAATCATCCAGCACGTCAGGCAGGCATTCCGGCTCGACGTGTTCCAGGACATCACGGGAGTAGACCAGATCACACGGGCGGCGCTGGTCAATGTCCAGACCCGGGTCGTACTCATAGACCTCATAATCCGGCATGGTGGTCCGTAACCCCGCCTTGCCACAGCCATAGTCAAGGATGGTCTTGTAGCCGCGTTCCTCACACAGTGCCTTGATGATCGGCCATGGCTTCCCGCCCTTGGAACCGAAGGCGGGCTTGGACTGGTGAAGTTTGGCATTAAGGGCCTTGTACTCGGGGCTGATCAGCATTTTAGGATTTCGGCAAGCGCGGCGATGGTTGCGTCTGCGCCTTTATGATGAATGAATATTCCGCCGCGCGCGGACCATGCGGCGCCGTGCTTTGCGCCGTCATCAATCAGGATGGCGCCGCTACTGGAGTAGCCGGATTTTCCATTAGAATCCTTGACCACAATTACCGGCACAGACGCCCCTAACTCCCTCCGCGCCCATTCCGCTTTCTCGGCGCTTGCCCGGGCATGAATAGAGTCCGGGGTCATGGAGAGCAGGGACGGATTAAATGGCTTGATGTAATCCCACAGCTTTTTGCCGTCCGTAGTCCAGCCCATTAAATCGAATCTTTCCCTTCCCCTTTGGGCAACCAGAACCCCGTCCATATCGCAGTAAATCAGCATCTAACCCCCGCCATCTGCACCCACCCGCCACCGGCCACCATGTCCTTGATGGGGAATAACACATGCTCCATGCCCTTCAAGACTTCCTGCGCGCCGAACTTGCTTAGTTCCGCCTCATCCATGCCGGTGTAATAGTCATCGAATACCACCACGCCACCGGGCTTGATTAGCTGCTTGGCGTAATTCCAGTCTGAACGAATCGTATCCACCGCATGACCACCGTCTATGTAGATAAAGTCCATGGACTGCGGGCCGTAGTCCTTCAGGGCTTGGGCCATGGTGTCTTTGGTGTTGCCCTTGTAGAGCTTGTGCTTGATGCCCGCCGACTCAAGTCTCTTGGATACGTCATTCAGGGAATGGTGGGCCTTGACGTTCTTCTCTTCCTTGTCCGTCTCTTGGGTGGCTTCCTCAAACAAGTCCAGACCCACATACTCAAACGGGTGTTCCTTGTGCAGATTGACCGCCCTGCCCCCGTTCCAGGTTCCCACTTCAAGGAACCGATTGGGTTTCAGGTTCCTGAACAGTTCGTTAAGCTGCTCGTACCGTTGAGGGGCCTTGGTGGTTTTCAGCATCCCCTTGAGGTGGATTGCGTGACCCTTGAATACCGTGTCAAACACGTTATAGGGGCCTTCCCCGGTGATGTCTTTACCAAGATCCTTGACCCCGGGCATGTCGGTTAAAGCAGCCTCCAAAACGGCGCAGTCATGCCACTCCTTCAGCAGCAGGAATTTTCCCGATGTCCACACGTCATACCAGTGCTGTAGGAACTTCGGGGCGAAGGAGTGGGCGCAGTCCATCGCATAGAAGGAACTGCACAGGTGCCATGTCTTGCGCTTCATAACCACCATGAAGCTGCCCAATATCCAATCTTCCAGCCAAGATCGGGGGATGAACTTCTTGGTATGTACGTCTGCATCCACCCACACCAGCCAACCCCCGAACTCCACCGCCGCGTCAATGAAGGCAAAAGCCTTTTTAGAGAAGGTCCTGGCGTCGTGGGTGTAGTTTCTCTGCCCCGGGAATATCTCGCCGCGAAAGATGGGTAGCCCATTCATCACGGAATGAAAGTGGGAGAACCCGGGTATCTCCATCAAGTTCTTGTAGGTAACCCTCGGGACTTCGGGAAGTCTATCCTCCGAGTAGCAGAGGATTTCCCCCTCCGGCCATAAGGCCACCAACCCCATCAGCATGTCCTTGCCGTACTCGTCGAATATCTTCCGTGACATGGAAGTCACATATCTGATTTGCATAGAGTGACAACCTCCGCGTTGTCCATCTTGGAATAGCCGTACTGCTTGGCCAGCTTCCCTAGCAGCAGGCTTTCCGCCTTCCAGTTGTGATCTGGGTAGTCCTTCCAATCCGGCCCACGGGTCACGGACCAGTCAAAGGAGCCGCTTAACACGTTGTCGAATCCATACAAACGCAACATGTCGGGCTTGGCATGTCGCAGCGTGTAGGCAACGGCGAACATGCCCGCCGAGGGATGAAGGTGTCCCCTGTCGTCGGACAGGTTGACCTTGCCGGCGTTGGAATCCGGGCCTTTGGGTTTCTGTCGTGAGTCCAGTTCGATGGACTGGCGCAGTTCCTGATAGTCCCTGATCAGGTCAAGGCACAACTCCCGATCTATCAGGGTCAGGACCGGAACCGTTTGACGGAAGGCCGTAATAGCCTGGTTGCACAGGGCCTTGGTTCTGGTGTCCAGAAAGAACCAGTATTCGCGCACGTCCCATTCCCTGACCAGCGCGGGGGCGATAACCAGAGACCCCATGACGATATGGGTACGGGTCCCATAAACACGCGGCTTCTCAAGTAGCGTCTTGGACCGCTTCAGCCTTATGACGGTATCGTGGGAGTCAATCGTATCTCCCCACTCATGCTTGAGCAGGGAAGGCCCGTGGCCGATTATGCAGGCGTCCACAGGCTTAACTCCTTCTTGACGGTTTCCAGTACCCCGTCCCAGTCCCCGTCCTTTTCTTGGTGGACCTCGCGCCTGTGATCACCATACCACGGGAACTGTTCGCCCTTTGGATACCTCCAAGCCCGTTTCGAGGGGGTGAGTACCCAACAAGGCACCCCAGCCGCCCCCGCTGTATGAACAACGCTATTGTTCGCGGAGAGAACAAGGTCGCACGCAGCGAGAGCGGCCAGAGTGTGATCGTAGTCAAACTCTTGGGCAGCATCCATGTGCCATACGGGAAGATTCGTTTCCTCCCGAAACCGCTCTACCTTGTCTTTTGCCCAGTCGTGGTACTGCAAGGAAAACCACGTCCCGCCCATCTCAATAAGCGGCTTGAACCAGTTCAGCTTAAGCGAACGGTACTGGGTGTTGGTCTTTGTGACTCCACCCGCCCAACTAAATCCGATATACGGGCCTTTCCCCTTGGCCTCCATTTCCGCCCGGTACTTCTTGACCAGTTCAGGATTGGGGCGGATATAGGGATTGCGATTGAAGTTCCCCGCAGTCCAATAGCGCCTGGCTAGGGAAGCAACAGGAATCTTGTAATCAATCTTGTGCTTCGTGGGCCAATCAATCTTATCTTCCTTGATGGTCGGGTAGATGTGGTCAATCCACGGGAAGGAGCGGCGGTAAATAGCTTCCAGCCTCGGATGGCACTCAAGGATGACCTTGACCTTCCCCCGTAACTTGCGGATGAGGTTGATGGCTAACAGCCTGTCCCCGATCCCCTGCTCATCCCACAGGACAACCGTGCAGTCCTTCTGCCCTTCCCACCACGGAATATCCTTCTCCGGGTTGTTGGTGTAGAACCGCATGGGTCTTTCACCGCAATGGAAACCGGCCTCGTACAAGGTAAACCCGGTTTCCCAATCCTGCATTTCGAGGAACAGCAGGCCCGCATTCCACTTTGGCCGCGCCCCGTTTGGGTCCAGTTCAATCGCCCGCTTAGCGTAGGGAATCCCCTTATCCGGGGCATTCTCATTGATGTAACAGGAAGCCATGTTGTTCAGGGACTCGGGGAGTTCCTGCAACATCAAGGACTTCATGAAGCAATCCCGCGCCTTGGGTAAGACGTGCATGGAGCGGTAACACACGCCCAAGTTTGACCATGCGTGGGGATTGTTGGGCCAGTGACAGAGCGCCCTTAGGAATATCTGCTCTGCCATGCCGAATTGTCTGATCTGAATATATCCCGTTGCCAACTGGAACAGGATTTCGGGATCGTCATTGGCCTCATTCAGCAGGCCTATATACGTCTCAATGCACTTCTTGATCGCATCCGTGTCGTGGTGCTGCTCAAATCCCTTCTGTACTTCCTGACACTCTTTGACAATATCCGTAATTAGTCGCATGGGGTCTCCGCAGGCCCAAAAGAAAAAGGGCCGGATGAGGGTTGCCCCACCCGGCCCTTCGTTTACTGCTGTCTACTGCTTAGTCACCACGCGCGTCGGTCAGGTACTGAACCACAACGGTGATGTCCACCGAACCCGTGCCAGTGCCCACCAGATTGGTGTAGTTGGCAAAAAGGTTGGCGGAAGCCGTGATGCGCTTGCCGATGTCCTTGCCCTGGGTGGCTTCCACAACCGTGGAACCCGTGGCAACGTGACTGACCAGCGCAGCCGACTCGATGTAGCGGTAAGCCGCCGAACCGGGAGCAGTGATACCCCCGATGCAGGCAAACAAACTCACCTGTTCTCCGCCAGTACCCCAGTCAGAACGACTGATGCAATGACGGACGTTGACGACCTTGGAGCCGGCGGGAAGAGGCGTCACAAGCAGGGTCTGCGAACCAGAGCCGGTGAAGGCAAAGGTTTTGCGGACGATCTGCGTGTTCAGCCCCGCATGAATAGCCGGGACACCATTGGCGGTGTAATCACTCGTGAAATGAGCCATTAGTCACCCCCTCAACGCTTGCTAGCGGCACGAGCCGCAGCACTGTGCTGGGTGGAAACCACAAGGGTGGCAAAATCCGCGCTGTTGTAGACGCACTTCTTAAGTCCACCAATGACCCCTGTACTGACGCCCAACTGATTGCCGTAGTCGAACATCTCCTCATCCCAACTCATGCGGGACTTGGACGAACCACGGCCAAACGCCAGTGACGCAGCCTGCGCACCACAGAACACCGCACGGCCACCATGATTGGTGCCGGTAGCAGTAGTCACGCGGGGCAGGCGGAACGCCTCGTGCAGAACAGTCCCGTTGTACACGCCCACGGCACCGGACAGCAGCGGATTCTTCTTGCTGGCGTCGGCGCTAAGCGCATACTTCTGGATGTCCTGATACTCGCCCGTAGTAGTTGCCCTACGGAGATCGTAGTGCTGCTCGGGCGTGATGAACATAACGAACTGATGCTTACCCGGCTCCTGCTCGTCGTTGATAGGACGAATGACGGGAGTCAAGGTACGGGCCGCAACCACCGCAGCATCAATCGCCGCCAGACTGAAGGTCTGGGACGAGTCAGCAGAGAGGTTGCTTTCCGCCGTAGCCGAACCAGCGTAAATCTGATGGTTCG